GATAGTGATCGTATATTACAACTTGCTCATGTGGGTAGTACAGACGGAAAATATCGTACATTCACTGACACTACGCCAATAGTCGGAGTATCGTCTGAAGCAGAGTGGGTTCCGAAACTTGTAGAAGAACTACAACAAATTCAACAGTCAGCCCAGAATAAAATATTTGATGATTTTGAAGGAGACTTCCTAGACTTCTCAGAATCCAATCCATTTGGAGATGCATTCTAATGTTTGGATCTTGGTTTTATAACAAGAGAGTTCGTACTGCCGTATCGGTATTCGGTTCTATATTTAATAATCTTCATGTGTTGCGACAGAACTCTGCCGGAGAGACTATCTCTCAAGTCAAGGTTCCCCTATCGTATGCACCTAAGAGATCCTTTATAGAACGTCTGCAAGAAATGCAACAGGGTGAGGACGCAGAACGTAGGGTAGCCATCAAGTTACCACGTATGTCGTTCGAGATAACTAACTTGGCATATGATGCGGAGAGACAGTTACCCAAGGTAAACAAGTTTGCCAGATCCGGTACTGACGTTAGTAAAAAGAAAAGATTCTATACATCTGTTCCCTACACAATGGGATTTCAGTTGAACGTATATGCAAAATCTCAAGATGATGCGTTACAGATAGTCGAACAGGTTATACCTTATTTCAACCCACAATATACTTTGTCGATAAAACCATTTACTGATTACACAGAGATTGTTGAGGACGTACCAATTATACTTAATGGTATTACTTTCTCAGATGACTTCGAAGGATCGGTAGGTCAAAGACGTACCATCATATACACTCTGGACTTTGAAATGAAGATGTCATTCTATGGCCCAGAGAAAGAATCATCTATCATCCGTGAAGTTGACACAAACTTCTTCTTAAAAGAAGAGGGTTTCAACGACAGTGACTTATTTGTCGAAAGACTAAATATAACACCAAGTCCCACTAATGTGTCGCCTGACAGTGACTACGGGTTTAATGAACTACTGTATGATATCGAGAAATAATGGCTGATGATAAGAATGTTAACACAGATTATGAGTACTCACGTGATACCTACTACGAGTTAATCGAGAAGGGTAGAGAGTCGTTAGAACTCATGATTGAAGTGGCACGGGAGTCAGAACACCCCCGTGCATTTGAAGTGTTATCCGGAATGATAAAGAACATTTCGGACGTAAACGATAAACTGATGGACTTGAACAAAAAGAACAAGGACATTAAACAGGAACCTAAACAGATTGAAGGTGGTACTACCAACAACAATGTGTTCATAGGTTCTACAACTGATCTGCAAAGAATACTTCATAATGAACCAAAGGTGATAAATGGTGAATCCAGCAGAGAAGAATAGCTACCTAGGCAATCCTAATGTAAAGAAGGATGGGGTTGCAGAGGAGTGGACAGAGGAGTCGGTAAGAGAGTACGCACGGTGCATGAATGACCCAGCGTATTTTGCTCGCACCTATGTTAAAATTATCTCGCTTGATGATGGACTAGTTAACTTTAACTTGTATCCATATCAAGAGAATATGTTTAACCACTTTAACGATAATCGTTTCTGCGTAGTGCTTGCTTGCCGTCAGTCGGGTAAAAGTATTTCGTCTGTGGTTTACATTCTATGGTACGCGATATTTCATCCGGAAAAAACAATTGCAGTTCTAGCAAACAAAGGCGCAACTGCAAGGGAGATGTTAGGTCGTGTTACGCTCGCATTGGAAAACTTACCGTTCTTTTTACAGCCAGGTTGTAAAGCACTCAATAAAGGTAGTATTGAGTTTAGTAATAACTCTAGAATTATTGCAGCTGCCACTTCAGGCAGTTCTATTCGTGGTATGTCTGTCAACCTCTTGTTTCTTGATGAGTTTGCGTTTGTGGAAAGAGCAAATGAATTCTATACTTCTACATATCCTGTGGTATCAGCCGGTCGGGATACTAAAGTCATTATCACGTCTACTGCGAACGGTATTGGGAATCCCTTCGAAAAAATCTGGACGGGTGCGAAACAAGGCGTAAATGATTTTAAACCATTTGAGGTCAACTGGCATGATGTGCCAGGCAGGGACGAAGAATGGAAACGACAGACAGTAGCGAACACGTCACAACTTCAGTTCGATCAAGAATTTGGTAACACCTTCTTCGGAACAGGTGATACCCTAATTAACGCAGAGACTCTTCTGTCACTACGTGCATCTAACCCCATAGACTATCTCAATGGGGGAGACTTCCTAGTTTACGATAAGCCACAAAAAGGACATGAATACCTTGTATGTGTCGATGTATCGAAGGGAAGAGGACAGGACTATTCTACGTTTAACGTTATCGACATTAGCGTGAAACCTTTTAAACAGGTCGCCGTCTATCGCAATAATTCTATTTCGCCTGTGCTTTTTCCTAATATTATATATAAGTATTCGAATCTCTACAATGAAGCCTATGTGGTAATTGAGTCGAATGATCAAGGTACGGTCGTATGTAACGGGTTATACTATGATCTAGAATACGAGAATGTGTTTGTATCATCTGCGGTAAAGTCGGACTCTATTGGTATTGAGATGACCCGCAAGACTAAACGTCTAGGTTGTACCGCAATCAAGGATATTCTTGAAGAGAAGAAACTAGACATCGTAGATGAGAATACCATCTTGGAGATATCAACCTTCGTAGGTAAAGGACAATCATACGAGGCGAGTGACGGTAACCATGATGACTTGATGATGAATCTAGTAATGTTTGGGTACTTTGTGTCCACACAGTTCTTTGCTGATATGACAGACATCAATCTAAAAGAGATGATGTTTGAGGAACAGATGAGACAAATAGAAAACGATGTTCCCCCAGCCGGATTTATCGATGACGGGACAGATTATATCGAACATGAAGAGTCTCAGAGATTAGATGGTGAGGATATGGAAGATTGGATGCACAGGACGCATGGTACAGTAGGTGTGCAAGATTGGTGAAATACCGGAATGTATAAATAAAGGTATTGAAGAAAAAATCGTATCATGCAAACTTATAATTCGCAAACCGAAAAAAGGAAAAAGTTATGGCAACATCAGCTTCTCCCGCAATTGTAGTCAAAGAGATTGATCTCACTGGTGTAGTACCCAGTGTAACGTCATCGACTGGCGCCTTTGTAGGGAAATTTCGTTGGGGGCCTGTACAAGAACGCACACTAGTAGCAGATGAATCTGGTCTAGTAAGCGTCTTCGCTGCACCCGACACAAGTAATGCCGTAGATTTTATATCTGCTGCATCGTTCTTAAAATATTCAAACTCACTTTACGTTGTACGTGAAGCAACAGACTCTGCCTTCAATGCAAGTTCTTCTCATGTAGTAGGTATCGAAGGTGTTGATAGTTCCGGTATGGTTCTTCAGATCCGCAACCGTGATCATTTCGACACATTGAACCTAGGCGTAGTCGGAACATCGAACACTGGTTCTTTTGTCGCTAAGTACCCTGGCGAGTTAGGTAACGCATTAGCGGTTGCCTTCTGTCCTGCTGGCGATTCTGCATTTGGTGCTTGGGATTACGCAGGCGCGTTCGACCAATCTGCGGGAACTTCACCGTACTTGTCAAGCATCAACGAATCATCAACTAATGATGAAATGCACGTTGCTGTTGTCGATCGTACTGGTGCAATCTCTGGTACTAAAGGAACTGTTCTAGAAACATTCCCACACGTATCTATGCTGAAAGGTGCTTCGACTCCAGATGGAACCCCGAACTACATCTCAGACGTTATCAACAATAAGTCTAACTACATTTGGAACAGTTACTTCGGTGACGATTCTGCATTTGGTTCGGCACACGATAACTTTGGACACTTGATCGGAGAAACCGCTTCTGTCGATTCTGCTCAGGATTACGCTGTACCTCTGGCAGGTTGGACAAACGCAAAGAGTCTTGTTACTTTGGGTCGAGGAACAGATGGTTCTGCTATCGGCACTGGTGAATACTCTACTGGTTTTGATCTGTTCGAAGACGTTGAGACTGTACAAGTGGACATGTTGATTGCTCCTGCTCACGCTAACAAGACTGACGGTAACACCGTTGTAAATGATCTTGTTGCAATCGCTAAAGGACGTAAAGATTGTGTTGTAACTACTTCCCCCGATAAGGCTGCAATTACAGGTACTACTCCTGTAACTAGCACAACTTCGTTTGCGAGTGGTTGTACTCGTTCATCTTACCTTGTTGTTGATAACAACTGGTTCAAGGTATATGACAAGTATAACGATCAATACATCCAAATCCCAGCTAACGCTGGTACCGCCGGTCTATTCGCTGGTACTGACGCAGTAGCTGCACCGTGGTTCTCTCCTGCTGGACAGAGACGTGGTAACTACTTGGGTGTAACAGACATTCTATCTAACCCTAACAAGACTCAGAGAGATACTCTGTACAAAGCAGGTGTTAACCCAATCGCCAACATTCCAGGCGCTGGTGTTATCCTGTTCGGTGACAAGACCTTTGAATCACGTCCAAGTGCATTCGATCGAATTAACGTTCGTAGATTGTTCCTTGTTCTTGAACGTCAAATTGCTCTTGCTGCCAAGAACGTAATGTTTGAATTCAATGACGAGTTTACTCGTGCAGAGTTTACAAACATCGTAGAACCTTTACTCCGTGAAGTACAGGGTCGAAGAGGTATCACTGACTTCCGTGTCGTTTGTGACGAAACAAACAACACACCGGCTGTCATTGATAGAAATGAATTTATCGCTTCAATCTTCATCAAACCCGCTCGTTCTATTAACTTCGTAACGTTGAATTTCGTTGCAGTTAGAACTGGTGTTGAGTTTGACGAAGTAGTTGGCACGGTATAAGGGGAGATAAGAAATGGCTGTATTAGGTGTAGATGACTTTAAGTCAAAACTCCGTGGTGGCGGTGCGCGACCCAATCTCTTCAAGGCAACATTGAACTTCCCTGCTTACGCTGGTGGAGATGTAGAACTTGCATCCTTCCTGTGTAAGACAGCGGCATTACCTGTGTCAGAAATGGCACTGGTAACTGTTCCGTTCCGTGGACGCCAATTGAAGATTGCGGGCGATCGTACTTTCGCTAACTGGACTGTAACTGTAATCAACGACACAGACTTTAGTGTTCGTGACGCTATGGAGCGTTGGATGAATGGTATTAATGCACATGCTGCAAATACTGGTTTGTCTAACCCTGTAGATTACGAAGCTGATCTGTCAGTTGATCAATTAGACCGCAATGGAGATGTATTGAAAACATACAACTTCCGTGGTTGTTTCCCGACTAATGTGTCGGAGATCGCATTGTCTTACGAGACTAATGATACGATCGAAGAGTTCACTGTAGAATTTGCTATCCAATATTGGGAATCAAATACTACTAGTTAATTCTAGTATAAGTAATGAATGGAAGGGGGGAATTGTCTCCTCTTCCATTTTACTATTCAGTTTTGAGGTTTTAAATGGCAGAAGACAATAACGGTCTAAAACTCTTTGGTTTTGAAATAAAGAGAGCGACCAAAGAAAAGGACAAAGAAAAACTACCTTCTATTGTACCAACGGCTGATCCCGATGGTGCTGGGTACGTTACTGCCAGTGGTTCACACTTCGGTGCATATATTGATATGGACGGTGCGGACTCTAAGGACAACACACAACAAATTCAAAAGTATAGGGGTGTTGCACAACATCCTGAAGTCGATGCTGCTATCGAAGATATTATCAACGAGTCTATCTCTGGTTCAGAAATGGAATCTCCGGTTGGTCTGGATCTCGATAAGGTAAAAGCATCCGATAAGATTAAGAAGAACATCATTGAAGAGTTTGACGGCATCTGCGCGATGTTGAACTTCAATGAGTTAGGTCACGACATGTTCCGTTCGTGGTATGTAGATGGTCGTTTGTATCACCACTTGGTGGTAAACGAATCTAATATGAAGGCTGGTATCCAAGAGATCCGTCCCATCGATGCTGCAAAGGTACGTAAGGTTCGTGAGGTAAAGTATAAGAAAGACCCATCCACTAACGCAAAGATTGTAGAGAAGACCGAAGAGTTTTACATCTATCAAGAGAAATCTGGTACGCAGTCTGGTGTTAAGTTAAGTCCGGATTCAGTATCCTATGTTACGTCTGGTCTGTTGGATCCTTCTAGAAAACGTGTAGTATCATTCCTACACAAGGCAATCAAACCAATTAACCAATTGCGTATGATGGAAGATTCATTGGTAATCTACCGTCTCGCACGTGCGCCTGAACGTAGAATCTTTTACATAGATGTGGGTAACTTGCCTCCACAGAAGGCAGAGAAACACATGAAAGACATCATGGCTCGTTATCGTAACAAGTTGGTATACGATGCGAACACGGGTCAATTGAAAGATGACCGTAAACATATGTCTATGTTGGAAGACTTCTGGTTACCACGTAAAGAAGGTGGTCGTGGTACTGAGATCTCTACACTGCCTGGCGGTGAGAATCTTGGACAGATCGATGATATTGTATACTTTCAGAAACGACTATATAGATCTTTGAATGTTCCTCTGTCGCGTTTAGAACAAGAGGCTCAGTTCTCTTTAGGTCGTTCAACAGAGATCAACAGAGACGAAGTTAAGTTCCAGAAGTTTATTGATCGTCTGCGAAAACGCTTCGCAACGTTGTTCCTAAATATCCTTCGTAAACAGTTAATACTTAAAGGTATTATCACTGAGTTGGATTGGGAAGAGTGGAAGAATGATATCACGGTTGACTATATACGTGACAACCACTTCACCGAACTGAAGGAAGCAGAAGTACTTAGAGAACGTCTCCAGACTATGGATCAAGTATCTCAGTATGTTGGTGAGTACTTCTCTAAAGAGTGGGTATGGAAGAACGTGTTACAAATGCAAGAAGATGAAGTTGAGACTATCTTGAAACAGATCGCAATTGAATCTAATGCAGAGACCGGAAATGAAGACGAATTTTAATTGGAGAAAATCATGAGTGATACAGAAACAACTGAAGTACAAGAACCTACGCAAATGGAACTGAACCTAAATCAGTTTGTCGATGCGATTCAGGCATCTAACTTTAATAATGCTGGAGATCTATTCAACGATATGTTGGGTAGTAAGATGCAAGATGCTATGGATGCCGAGAAGGTTGCGGTAGCCGATACTATCTTTAATGATGCACCAGAAGAAGAAGAGATAGAAGAGTTAGAATTAGACCTCGAAGATGAAGA